GCCAGCAGGGACTACGTTGCCAGCAACCGTTGCAGGAGCAATGAGGGTGGTGGTCTGAAAGTAGGCGCCGGTGGTATTGCTATTAGCACCAGCAATCAGGATCTTGTTTAGACTGAGAGCCATGTTTTTTTCCTTACAGGGTCAGCGAGTTGTAAGAACCAACCCGAGTCATGGACTTCGGTTTAGTACTAATTAACTCAGCAATCATCAGCACTGCGCCGACGTAACCAATCTGCCAGTTAGGAAGAGTGGACTCAAACCCAGTAAACACAAACGAACCCTGCTCGTGAATGTACAGGTTCAGGTAGTTCGTGTTAACAAAATAGACCAGACCTTCTGGGCAATAAGGATCTGGATAGATTGGCACACCAGCAACCATCAGTGCGCGGAACGCAGCCTGTGGTCCGTTGTTGTCGCCATCAAACCCAGAACCTGGGGTGATGACATACTGCTCTTGACCAACGAAGTCTTGAGCCAACAGGGTCCAAGTACCGAATCCGCAAACACCAAACGATGGCACTTCTGCACCGTTCTTCACGGTTCCAGAAATGTATTGCAGGATGTTCTGACGGGTTGGGTTGACGTTACCAGCGTTGTAGACCTTCGACTTCCACCAAGTGTAGTTGGTACGGCTAATGTTGCCGTAAGTCACTAGGTTCGTACCATCGTCAATCGCGCCTGGGAGGCCGATGAACTGCTGGGTATTTGTGTAGTTTTGGTACAGCGACGTTGCCATCGCGTCCATCATCACGTTGGTCGCATCGTTCATACGCGCTTCGATCAGCGGAATGATTGCTGCGTCCTGCTGAACCGCACCTTCCATCCCGAGGAACGGGACTGGTGTGATCATCAACTTGAGGTTGAACTCAGCGTTGTAAGCACCCTGCTGGACAGACGGTTGAGCGAACGAGCCGCTGTAGTCCGACCATTGTGCGTTTACAAACTGAGCGCCTTGAACAGGCACTGTTACGGATGACACACCGCCGCTGGCTTGCTGACTGTTAGCAATCAGTGCTGCGAGAAGAGGGGTCGAGTTATAAAGCTGTACAACCAGCTTCGGGATGAATGCCCTACGAGTGACGTAAGTTAACTCAGTGTACTGAGTTGATCCCGTTGCCGGTAGAATTCCGCCACCAATGGCCATATCAATCTCCGGTGAGGTTTACAAACCAATAGGACGATTCGGTCGCCGCAAATCTTGCAATGCGTTGACCGCTTCGTTTCTTGCTGCGGTAATTGGGTTCTTCCAATACTTATTCAAATCAAATTTCTGAATAACTTGTGGATTGTACCCGGAAGGTGTGGGTGTCGCGGCTCGCTTCATCCACTCGTAATGCTCGGCGGCGGTCTCGTGATTTGTGATCCCGCGCTCAAGCATGACTTTTTCAATGCCCTTGATATCATCGTCAGAACTTGCCAAGCCCTTCTGCTTCAACGAATTTCGGCGCTTTTGCAACTCTTCCACGGCATCACGCTCTCGGAGTTTGTTCTCCAAAGACTGGACTCGTGCTTCTGCTGCTGCGACCGCAGTGTTGGTGTGATCTTCAATTTCCAATTCTGGAATCGGAAGATCAGGCTTAACCCTCTTGGTCATCCGCAAAAATTCTTTGCGGGTAGAAGGATTCTCAGCAAGTTGCTGGGCCAATGCTGCGAGTTCATCGCGTGCATCAACTGATAGATTTTCAAGAGACATTGTTACCCTCGTTACAATGTGGTTTAGATGACTTTCTTGCCGTCAGCAGGCTTGTGCACGGCCATCTTGTTCTTAGAAAGATCAGATGGCTTGTCAAGACCGCCGAAACGCGAGAAGCGTGGTGTGTTTACGATCTGGCCGTTTTCCTGACGATCATCAGTTGGGCGGCGAGGAGCAGAAGCTCCGCGTGGCTTAAAGAGGTCCATTGCTTATCCTAGTCCAGGGGGTTTTGGCGCACCTGCGCCAGGGGGCGTCATTCCCGGAGGCGGGGCTGACTGAATTGCACGGGACTCAGGAGTCATGCCGCCTGCCTTAGGCAGTGTCTGCAACATTTGCAGAATCTCTGACTGCTGGAGTTCGCCGGTTTCATTACGTTTGCCGCCCAGCAAACCACCGAGTTTGCGAGAGGCTTCCATAATTGCTTTGCCTTCTTCCGACTCTGCACCGACTGCCGGGAGAGACTGGTCAAGAAGATCAAGAGCAATTGAGATGTTGATCATTGCTGCTTCACGAGTCCCCATCTGCTTTTCAGGTGTGGACATTGGAGAAGCCATTGGGGGCGCTTCAGGAGTTGATGTTCCTGGAGCCGCAGGAGTATCAGAAGGAGTGTCAGTCTTTTGACCCTTCTTCATCAAGTCCATCAATTTATCTGGGGGTACGCTCATGTGCGACCTTGTATACCTAATTACAATTCAAGTCAAGTGGGAGGCTCATCGCCCACCTCCCGCAGGCCGGTTCAGAAACCTGTTACGTTCGGATTACTTCCGACCTTTACGAAGACGACGTGCCATGACGATCTCCTGGTTGCGGGGCCACTTGAGAAGGGCAAGCAGCCATACCCATCGAACTCTTTAAGCCTGGATTACCGACGGGTCTTACGACCGCGCTTCATTGTCTTGTACATTGCAATTACCTTCGTGTGTAGTCACGGGTCATGCGGGAAGAATTTCCAGCAGAACCCATCCTATTCGTCTGTGTACGGTACGTCAAGGATGGAGTTGCCGCACGTTGATCTAATGTTTTAGATGTGACGCGGGGTTGATCCCCGGTCTTTGTGTAGCCTTGAGTAACCATTACTTTTCCTTCGGAGGTTGCATAGCCGCTTGCTGGGCTTGTGCCGCTTCCATTTTCTTGAGACGGTCTTTCAATTGCTGCTTCATGGGCGGTTCAAGCAAGTCTAGCAAGGATTCCTTGTCAATGACTTGTGCTTTGAACAAGTTGAATGCCAATTGACGCAAATCTTCCATGAAGATGGGTGAATTGCTATGCGCGTCCACTTTTACAGCGTAATTCTTGGGCAATTGCTCGGCAATGAACCGATTGCCCCGAGTATCCGTGTAATGCGTATTTGGATACGCTTGCATGAGCTTGAGATACAGAGTCGCCATCTTTTCTAGCGAATCTTCGATGACAAGCGCCCGTTTTTTGGCACGAGATGACCCTAAACGGGCAAGTTGACTAGCATGGCCGGACGATCTGACCCCAGACTCCCCCCGTCCTTGCAAGACGGAGACGATGCCAGAGGCTTCTTCGAACATTGAATCAATCTCGCTGATCTCACGGAAGAGATCTGGCGGCATTTGCGGTGCAAGTTTCTCAACCTTGGCGCTTGGCATATCTGTTGCCAAGATTCCGCCTGCGCGGTTCAACGCAAAGTTCTTTTCGTCCAAGATTCCAGTGAATCCGATCAGGGCCGTTGGTGGGCTGACTTGCTTAGACAGGATGTCTAGAATCTCGGTCATGCGCTTGTTACGCATTTGCTGGAGATAGATCAGCCGGGAAACTTCTGACTGACCCCAGTAGTAATCGTAGAGCGGGAGCGGACAAACTTGGATGAATGGCAGCTCGCCTTTCAAGAAGACGGTTGCTCCAGGACGATCATAGATGATCACATCTGGATCGGCGCGGGTGACCACTTGGTAGTCGCCAGTCTCATCGTTCCAGACCCATAGTTCCGTCATCTCGACGGTTTCCTCTGCGACTTGAGCTTTGTAGCGGTTACCACCTGACAAGTCGAGGTTGACGTTCCCGTAGAGAGTCGGGTCCGTCTGGCTCATGATAATGCGCTGCACACCGTTGGCGACTTCAGTGCGCTCGTGCTGCATATACGACACGCGCTCTACGATCTTTTCCCGTTGAGGATGGCTGTAGAGACGGTTGTAGAGTTCAGACTTTGTGATGTAGTAAGTCTGAATTATTGCTTCTTGTCGATCAGTGTATGCGGTGTCTTCTCGCAGTACACCGATGCTGGCCGGTTCCACGAGATACGGATGAATACCGTTTCGATAAACCAGTTTAATAAAGGTGCTGTTGTAGCAGAGCGCCCATGAAACCGCTGTCGAGAATACTTGGTCAGCATTGCTGTTTAGCCATTCATCGTTGAGTGCGCGGGTCAGGACCGGCAACTTGGCCTGCTCTTCATCTGGGACTGCCGCACCCAAGTCTATGGAGAATCGCGTGGTCTCGGCAGAGTAGAGGAAGGATGACAACTGATCTATGTGGGGGTAGATCTTGTTGTACATGGCCGGTGCTTCGTCCGGTCCATTCCCGAATAGATACCACGAGCGAAGACCTCCGTAATCGGTGCGGCGTTCTGGCATAGATACGCTGCACTTGTGGATGAGGTCTAGGTAGAAAAACTCCCGTTCTACCGGATCGCTCGGAATTCTCATGGTGTTAGTGCCAAGTTCTCATGGTCAGCAATGTAACTTGCGGCTTTCGGTCCCGTGAGATTACCAGTATCGCGTGGGTTTACGCCAACAGATTCTCCGCGAACCGATTGGGCGACTTTCCCGGCAAGTGCTGCCTGCATATTGATGTTCTGGAAGTTGCCACCCCAGATGGCCGCATCGCCTGGACGAGCCTCTTTGACTTCTGGCTCTTCAGGGATCTCATGCTGATGGTAACCGGCTTGGGTGTCACCAGAGCGGGTGGACTTGATGTCTGACATCTTGAAGTCTTGGGCAAGACCTTTGAGTTGACGGTCAGCCTGTTTGGTTTTATCTGATTTGAGTGCAACTGGTTTTAGAAAAACCATATTGAGTTCTGCTGTGCAGAATTTGATGGGGCACTCTGCTTCATAAGATTCGAAGAGGCCGTGTGACGCGCAAAGATAGTCGTGGAGTACGCTCATGATTCGTCCAAAGTAGGATAAGAGTAATCGTGACGATTACGGGGGCCGATAGATAGTTTGAATCCGTTAGGGGACTTGACGATCCCCATGTGCGAGAAGATAGCAGGTTCTGCAACCTTGCGATAGTCAACGTATTGGGTTTGGTCTTTCCTCCGCATGACTCTCACGCGACCTTCTCGCCACGCTTGATAGGCGGATGAGACACGACGCTGTGTGGTCTCGCTCATGGGTGCGTTCTCGTAAATGAACACGTCAGCCAAGAATTCTCTGGAGATCCCGCAAAGGTCAGCAAACTTCTGAAGAGAAATACCGCGCTCCTTATCTTTGAGGAGTCGACCAACCAAGATCTTGAGTTCCTGTTTAGGAATGACGGTATTCAAACCTGTAGCCCTTGTCTTGCAAAAACATCAGGAAATCCCATTCACCAAATACGTTATCACATTCTTCTGCCGTATGTTTCAAGCCAATAAATTTATGCCCAATTAATTTTCTACTGGGTGCGTGATGACCGACCAGCCGCTCCAGGTCGATGCCATCGTGGAGGCCTGGACCCATGTACTCAATCGAGAAGTGCATGGCAATTTTCAACGGCGCGAACCGCACACCGACAGATTCCAACTGAGGACGCAACAAACCTGAGAGCTGGACATCTTCGTTGATAAACGGCTGCTGGTTGTACAGCTTGTGAACGATGCCGTGCTTGGACGGTGCTTCCAAGAATTTTCGGCTACGCAAAGAGAACCCGCCGTTCTGCACAACGATGGGGTCTTTCACATGAACCCACGAGAAGTGGAACATCGCTTGGTCACCAGAGATACCCATGTGAGTAGGTGCGCCCACATAGTCGTACTCGTAGTACTCACCCGTGAAGTTCTCACCGTTGATGACCCAGCCGTCATCTTGTACCACTAAGGCGTACTCGGTCTCGATGTACGAGTGCAGGCAGTACATACAGAACATCGAGTATTGAAAGTAATCCAGATGTGCTGTTTGTTTCCAAGCAATATGGTCTGGCAAAGAAGGAGGTCTTTCAAGAGAGATCAGCAGACCCCGGCTTCCGTGCAACTGGGCAAGACTCTCAACAAGACTGGGTATAGCGGCAGCACCATCTGTGTGGCCGTGAATAGATACGATTGTGAGATCAGTGTGTAGAGCCACCGTACATCCCGATTTTCTTGAGGTAGTTGGATACGTTACGTCCAGCAGCGATCTGCTCTGGCGTTTGGTTCTCTTGGGCATGAGAGATTTCTTTTGTCAATCTCATGGCAATCAATCTGGGTTGAACCTGCTCGGCATAAGCAACAGCAGCGAGCGCACTGGCAATGACTCTATCATCTTTACCCCGCCCAGGCGCACCGATAAACCCGCCCTCACGAACGATGCCTTTCATTTCGTCTAGCAGGTCCATAGACTTGATGTCCATCAAGCCACGTTCAAAGTAATCCTTCATGTAGGTCAGCATCCGTTCCTTGGTCTGACTGGTAGTCAGGAAGCCAATGGAGTTGGATAACCCAGACATCGTATCGTTACGACGCCAAATGTAGTTCTGCATAGATCCCAACACATCCATGATGCCGTGACCGGCAGTACCTTGCGCGGCAGCAAGACGTTTGAGGTTACGCATCTCGTTGATCACAGCCTGACCGGGACCGTTGACTTCCAAGTTCAGAGTTGAATTCTTGTACGCACCGGCAAGATGGGCGATCACCCACGCAAACTGGTAGGTGTTCATCTCACTGGTCGCAAACTCTGCAACCTGTTCCATGCCATTCGCATAGACGCGGAATACTTGGATAGAGAATCGGTCTGCCCAATCAGATGACCCATAAGCAGGGTCAGCACCAATGACGTAATACGCCGTGTCTATAGGCTGTTCCCAGATCTTGAGCGTCCCCAACTTCTCGGTTGACTTCAAGACATCTGTGTCTTGGAACATGGCCCCGAAAGCATAGCGGAAACATTCCGGATGTAGTTGCCGAGATTTCTTGGCAGCGTCAGTACACCGGGAGTTTGAGAAGAAGCTCGTACCAGTCATCACGAATGCGTAGTCTTCCGTA